CGTGCTGGGGAACGTTTGCGTTGTTGAGGGTGATTCCAGCCGACACCACGGAGGCGTAGCTGAAGGTTGCCGAGCTCTGCGTGAGCGCGGAGGTGAAGCTGCTGGAAGTGACGAGCGCGAGCAAGTCACCGACCATCTGCAACCCGAGAGCGTGAGCGGCCGCACCTGCGAACCGTTCGATCAGGTTGATGTTGGAGCTGGTGCGCTCTAGATCGTCCACCGAATACGAAACGTGTTTGAACTTGTTCAGAGTGATCTGAACGTCGGTCTGTGTGGTAGCGGTCGCCACGTAGCCGCTGGTCTGCGAGTAGTCCTGGGCGGTCGTCGCAGAGATGCGGTGGGTGTAGATCGAGGCGTTATATTTTGCGGCTTCAGAGCTGAAGTCCGTCACGCTGTTTTTGAGGAAGCTGTAATCCGCCACGAGGATCTCGAGAGCCCTCTGAGCGATTACATTGGCATTCGTCGTTCCGATTGAGTTGGCCATTGTAGTGTTCTCCTAGTGGGCCTTACAGCCCGAGTTTGCGGAGCAGTTCCGACCGACGGGCCGGGGACTTTTCCGCGTTGAATTGATTGAGGATTTCAGCCCGGCCGAGCGGTTGGCTCGATTCAGCGGGAACCGCCACTGCACCAGCAGCGTCGGCCTTGGCTTTTTCCAAAGTGGTCACGGCCTTGACGGCCTTTTCGTCGGACTTGGCGCTCATTCCGTAAGGTTTGGCCATGTCTTCAGCGGGAGCGGCAGGAGCTTCGCCAGCTTCTTGGCCTTGTTCTCCGGCGATGTCTGACTTTTGCAGAGCGATCATGGAATCCATTTTCTCAGAGAGAGCGGTCAACATTCCGACGACGTCCGTGAGAGTGGGTTCGGCCATTTTTTCCTCGGGCTTGTCGGCAGGTTTTTCGGCCAGCTCGGCCTTCACCTCGACAACGGGAGCTTCAACGGCAGGAGCTGCGACCTCGGCCACGACGACCGGCGCGATCTCCTCTTTCTTTACTTCGACAGACGCTTCGTTCATTTGCAGTTTTTTGATGTCAACTGCTGTAAATGCAGAAAACATTCCGGCGGGGTTTGCGGCCGGGGTGCTGACCACACTGATGTCGTAGATCTCGGTTACCCTGGCGAAACGATCGCCAGCGATTTCTTCCGGGACGCCGCTGAATGTAAGGGACAGGCCAAACCCCTCCGGGAGAACTTGCGCCAGGTGTTGAACGAACTGCGCTTCATTGGTGTTGAACAGAGTCAGGTCGCCCATGAGGCGTTCGCCTTCGATCCTGAATCCGTCGATATATCCAAGAATCCCGGAGACCTCGGCCCCGTGGCCCATGGTCACCTTGATCCGCTTCATGGAATTGGCGACTTCGAGCGCCTGCTCGAGCGACTTTTGATCGATCAGCAGATTATGCCCTTTGGCCTCGCCGATCGTAAGAATGGAAACGTTTGAGAGTTTGTTGGCCATGCAGGCCAACGCGTGTCAATTATTTCCCGCGGTTTATTCGCCTCATTTGTGCAGCCGCCCATGTCTGTCCGGCATCCCCTCCCCATAGCGCCCAGGCTATTCTGCCGGCCGACGGGAATCCCTGCTCACCCGGACTGAATGCCTTGCCCTTCTTATCGACTTCATGTCTTGAGAAGTAGCTGTGCATTCGAGCTATGGTTGCGTCTGGAAAGTCCACGTTGTTGATAATATCTCTGGCCCTTGCCACGCCGACAAGTGTTCCGCCGCGCTTGTGTTTTTTACGCCATTCAAGCCCACGCTTTGCCTCGGCAATCATGCCGGCGGTGGGTTTGGCTAACTCAATTTTTTCTTTTTTTTTACGCCAAGCCCGACGGCCTTTGCCACCATATCGAGTTCCTTGGCGGACAGGCTAAAGTCAGGATCGTCTTTCATCGTGAAAGATTCTGTCTGTGGCTTAGCGGAAAGTTTCATCTGCCGAACGCATACGGCCGTCCTTTGTGCCGCATCTGGAAATTCCTTGTTCATGGTTGGATTTCCCATGCACCTGCCCATGAAATTGTCGTCGCTTTCACCAGAATTCTGTGTGGGAAGATCCAGTTCAACCTTCGCTTCCAGATCTGTCTTTGACGTAAAACGTAGTTTGCACGCCGCCTGCCGTTTATCCTGATCGGGATATTCCTTGATCATGCTGGTTTCGGTCATGCACCGATCCATGAAAGCGGATTCGTTTTCGCCCGGGGTTGGGTCGGGCATGTTTAGTTCGACCACGGCGGACAGCTCCGCGTCCGGCCCTGCGTTCGGATCCTTTTCAGGATTCACCGGGGTGGGTTCGTCGATGGCCGGAGCTTCTTTGACTGCTTCGACCGGAGCCGCTACGTCGGTCTGCGGTGTGACGGTTCCGATGGATGCGATGAATTCCCGTTCCTTTGCGATCTGTCTGACCTGTTCTTCCCAGTCCTGTCCAAGTTCCCCGAAGTAGTCCTGCAGGGAGGACAGGCCCGCTTTGTAGTCTTCCCGGGCCTGCTGTGCCTCGCGCCCTGCGTCCACCGTCAGCGACTTCGGAGTCTGCCACGTGACCTTTGCGTAGTCTTCGACGGCAGGAAGGTCGCCGTTTGCAATCGCTCCGCCGATGAAATAACGCCATGCCCGATTGCAGAATCTGTCGATCAGTAGGCGCTGGCGCTGTTCAAAACGGCGCTGCGCTTTGGCCACAATGAATCGCATTCCTGCTCCGCCAACGCTGGCGGGGTCGTAAACGAATTCCACCGGAAGGCCGAGCCCCATCGCCACGTCACGGATCAGGAACTTAGCGAACGGTTCAAAGCCGGCATGCGGCCGGTTCGGCCCGACCATCTCAATCTTTTCGCCTGGTGCCAGCCGCGGGATCGTGGCCGAGCTTGTGATTTCCTCGCGGGCGATTGTGCTTTCGCCGGTATCCTGCGCCTGCACGGTTCCGAAAAATCCGCCCTGCCCGGCCAGCTCATCGCCTTCGTTTGTCGTGATGACAGCGGCGATCGATCCCTGAAGTTTCAGCGCGTCTTTTTCAAATTCACCCAACATCTTCAGATCCCGGACGTGATTCAACGCACGGGCCAGCGAGGATCCTCCGCGGATCTGGTCGGGCCGTTCCAGTTCCATCAGGTGAATGACCGTTTCCGCCCCGAGCTTCCGGTACAGTTCGCCGGTCTGGATCAAGTAAGCGGTGGGTTCACCCAGCTTTCCGAGAAACACGCCGTCGGCGGTTCCGTAGTCGTCGCCCTCGCATACCCGGTGACCTTCGACAATTTGCAGTTTCCCCTTCTCAGTCATGACGACGAACACGTCTCCGTCCACGTCGATCGATCTTGAGAGCGTCAGCAGCATGTCCGTCCAAGTCATCCGGCCGGTGACTTCCGGGGATGGCGCAACCATGTCCCGCCAGTATTCCTCACAGAGTCTTCCAAATTCCTGATCGTTTCCGCGATATTGTGGGCGCAGTCCGGGCCCGATCGAATAGGTCGCGATTGAATCCACCGCCCCCTTGATCAGTCCAACGTTCCGGTACATGTGCCGCGCAAGTTTGAGAAGTTCAGTCCGAGTCGCTTCGTTTAGATCAAGGCGTGAATCGCGGGCGTGCGCTCCGTAAATGACCGGGCGTTTTCGTGAAAAGCCTGCGCCCTCGTAAGGTTGAAACGTGCTAATGCCAGCGCCAAAACCTGCGCCAAACGCCTTGATCCCTGCACCCATCCGGGCCACGAGTGAAACTTTTTTCGACATGATTAGCTATCCAGAATGTAGGAAAACGAGGCGCTGGTGCGTGTGACTTGCACGCCGTTCAGGTAATCGATGGCAGCCTGAAACAGTTCGACGCGTTCGGTGGGTTTCAGGTCGATTTGAAAACTGGCGGATTGTCCGCCCGCCGACGTTCCAACCAAAGCACGCCCGGAAGCTGCCCCGGTCATGGCCGAGTTTCGGTCGGCCGCCAGATTGGTCAGCGCTGTCGCTGTAACCCCGGAGGCTTGTGCCAGGTAGTTGGTAGCGACGGCCCGGGTAAGTCTGCGGGAAATGGCCATCACTCGCCCGTGGGTGTCAACGATTCCTCATCGAGCGCGGCCGTCGGCCTGATGATTTTTCCAAATACGGCAAATCCGGCCAGATAGGTCTCGCAGTCATACAAGTGATCTTGACGGCTTTTGATTCGCACCCATTCGTAAAGATCCTTGCCGGTCTTTCGATTGATACGGTGGATCTTTTTGTGGGAGCTCATGTGTTCCTTGTATTGTGGTGAAACGTCGTGCGCTACTTCCCACAGCGGCCCCTGCCCTCGACGCAACCATGCCAGCAGATCCTGACAGGCCGGCGAGCTCAGCAGGATCAGCATGCAGCCGGCGTCGGTGGGCTGCGTTGCGCTGTGAACGGACTTCATCCGACCGCGTGGCGTTTCTATCCAGTAAAACGGGCGCTCCTCACCTTTCAACGCCGTGAACTTGTAGCGGGCGGCGATCCGGTATGTGTCTTGAGCTTCAAACCCAGAGTCGATGCAGACGTGCTTCGGATCCACGCCGAGCTCGTGAAGTGTTTGCGCCACGTCCTCAATCGTTCGGCGTCGCCCTTCCTCAATCAGCCGACTCGATCCGTCCCGGGCAAACGCACGCACGGCAAACCAATACTCATCGATTTGTCTATCTATGGCCGCCAATTTTATGTGTTCCGTCTCCCATGATTGCCTTTTTGCAAAGGCGCCCGCGGGAATGTCCACAGTCTTGTCGTCGTCGAACTGATCTTCCCAGGGTAAAGCGCTCCACCCGTTCACAAACCCCTGCAAGCCGTGCAGATAATGTTTTTCGGTCAGGAACTTTTTGGCGCAGTCGGCAATCGTGACGCTCAGCGAATAGTACGACGGCAGCCGGAAGCTACGCCGGCCCGGCTCGGCGTTTGAATTGCCAGCCACCCAATTCCCTTGCTCGATTGCCTTTCGCCGTTCGCCTTCCGTCCACGGATGGTCGCATTTTGTGCAGTGATACCGAGCCGTCTCCCCCACCTTTTTCATGTCCCACTTTCCGTTTGCGTCCCGGGCGGCGTCGTCCCATCGCACCTGTCCGAATTCCATCGCCTGCGGTTCGTTGCAGGCCGGGCATGGCACGTGATAGGTCTCCTGAGATCCGGCCAGATAGTTCGTCCATATGTCGCCGGTGCTGAGTGTGGGCGTGCTGGTCAGGACGTGTTTGCGTGATGGAAATGCCTTTGTGCGTTCTAGGCATAGCGACATAGCGGAACTTTCTTTGTCGGTCGGTGGCGCAAACTTATCCAATTCATCCAAAATTGCTATGCAACAAGGACGACTGCTAATAGAGGCCGGACTGTTACTGCCAGTAAGATTTAACGTACAGCTAAGAAATTGCATTTCCAGATTGGCAAAGTCGTCGCTGTCATATGGGAATAGCGCTTTCACCGGCTTGCATTTTTCAAAAATCGGCACCAGTCGCGTCTTGGAATATGACCGCGCCAGATCCGCGTTGGGCATGACCAGCAGTGACGGCGCTGGATCGTTGGCGATCCTGTACGCCAACCATACCGCCAGCGTCAACGTCTTTCCTGTCTGCGATCCCCAGCACAGGCAGACCGTGTGGACGCCCGGATCCGCCAGCGCTTCAAGCACGCCGCGGACGTAGGGCGAGTTGGCCGTGGAGTACAGCCCGGGCCGAGCTGTGATCCGGCTGTCGAGCTGGATGTTTTGTTCCGCCCACTCAATCACGGACGGCGGCTTCTCATAATGCCAGCGGGCCTTTTCCCGCCGGCGGAGTTCGGTTTGTGCTTTGGTCACAGCGCCGCTTCCACCTGGCGCATGATCTGCCCCACCTCGTTCTCGACTTCCGCCTGCACCTCGGCGGCTGGACGGTTGGCGCAGATCGGCGCCAGCCTTTTCGCCATGCCTTTGAGCAGCGGGATCAGCGCGTTATCCCGGGCGGCCAGCAGCTTGTCGGCCTCATCTACGGGCACCATTTTGCCTTCAGCTTCGTTGATGTCGGGCCGGTCGCCTTTCATTTTGCGGAGCGCCTCCACTACTCGGGTATAATCGCTGATCAGAGCTGACCGCTCCGGGCCGGTCGCCTGCTTGGCCGCTTCGCCCAGGGTGGCTGCCAGTGATTCCAGCCGGTCGATTTCGCCGTCCAGACCAACGCCGTCGATCGCCGTCAGCGCTTTGGGCGGGTTTGCGGCCGCCTGCTTTTCAAGTTGGCGCCGTGCTTGGCGCAGACCGACGCCGGCAGCGGCGGCCTGTGCATGGATGGCGGTGTTTTTAGGGCGTCCCATAGGTCAAAGTAAGGTTTTAAAATTTCACTCAAAAAAGAGGTGGCAGATGCAAGCAC